TTTTTCTTAACGGGCTTCTTAGCTGTCTTAGCAGATTTTACAAATGCTTTTTTTGTAGGTGCACCTTTACTTCCAGGTTTTCTCATAGTCTCACCAGAACCTGCTTTAATTCTTTTTCTTTTTGCTTGTATGTTTGCGTATAGTCCTCGTTTTGCCATGTTATTTCTCCTTTTATTTGTTAATGAATTTTTCCACATTCGGAACACATATGAGCTACATGTAAAGTATCACCTTTACATAAACAACGCTTCCCGAATATTTTATCAATAATCTTTTTAAAAAAATTTTTAATCATTAGGACTATAACTAACAGCTCTGTCTTGTGAAGCCATGAAATAATCATGAGATAAAGTACTAGCTCCTGTTGCTGTTAAACCAAAATCCCAAGTCAAACCCATTCTTTGAGCTGCTGTGTTTGTTGCCGGAAAAGCATCAAAACTACCTATTGGTCCTATTGAAGTTCCTGCTGTAAATTGAGAGCTGGGTGTTCCTCCAGTTCTAGAAATAGTACGGCAAGTAGCATAAAGTCTTCTGTTAACAAAAAAATTAACAATACTCGTTTTAGTATTATTATTACTTACTACTGCTGGACTGTTAGTTAATTCAAAACCTAAAGTTATAAATTGATTTTGAGCCATTGTTCCTAATGAAAGTAAATCTGGATCATTAGGAGTAAATTGCATTTCACCACCCGGTGATTTAATACAGGCTACTACCTGATCTGCTCCTGCTAAAAGTTTAAAACCAACTAAAGAAGTAACTGCTGCACCAAATGTACTTCCAACTGCTGCACCTTGTTCAGCCAATCCCCAAAATGTGTTTGGAGAACCCGCAAAAATTCCAGCGTTTGATACAGCACCATTTGAAGATGTTCTACATTCAAAATATACTCTATCGCCTTCTGATTGAGGTGTTGCATAGTTCATATTACCTTGAACTAAATTTCCATCATTTACTGCACCTGCTGCTGGACTATTTACTACTCCGTTTAAACTTCCATCATTACCTAATGTAGGTACTGCTGCCGCACAGTTAACTGCTGCTATTACAGACCAAAAATTGCCTGCTGCATTTCCTGCGTTGAATACGTGTTGATCAAAATCATCAATTACGTGTACTTGATCGGGCCAGTTTCCAATGTTTAAATTTTGAAGTGCTGGTGTTTGATTTGAAAATTGTACTGGACCTTTAAAGTGTGTGCCTGACATTATTGTTTATCCTTCATTTTTTTTATTATAGAAAAATCGTTACCTGATATTTTACCGTCTCCGTCTTTGTCTAATTTTTTTTGTCCGCCAACTAATTTTCCACTTTTATACATTTGTCGACCCATCATACCACCACCCATTTTAGGCTCTCTTTTTTTTATTGTATTTTTAAGTTTATCTAAAACTCTATCTGATTCTTTAAATGTTTGTTTTAAATTAAATTTAGCTGAGTCTAGTTTTGATTTAGCTGCACCTTGTTTAACTTGTTCGACTGTTTTACCACCTGTGTTTGACAAGGGTTTTACACTCTTAATAGTTTTAGAAGCTTTCTTTACCTTATTTCCAAGCATTCCAAGACCTCTTAAAGCTATTCCATATCCAGCCATAATTAACCTCTTGATTCGTCTCTTCTATCTTTAAAACTTTGTTTTTTTGTAGACTCTTTTCCTTTTCTCATTCCTAAAGATTCATCTAGCTTATCATTAGCAGTTTGTTTTTTAACAGACTTGCCTTTTGAAAATCTTGAAATGTAAGGTCTTGTTCCGTAATCGTTTCTCATAGTTTTCTCCTAGTTATTTTCCTTTTATCAGATGTGTTGCTTTAAGTCCATAGACAGATGCAATTACTCCAACAAAAATTGTTTGGTACCATAAAGGTAAATTTCCAAAGTGCATAAAGAATAACTCCATTTTCTCCATATGTACAGGATTATCTGACCACACTGACCAACCTAACATAACGATAGGCACGGATAATAAAATTAAAATAAATTCGTCTTTCCAGTCCGAATTTCTTGATTCTAAAAGTTTTCCAGAATATTCTAATTCGCCAGTAGCCATACGCTGTGCAGTTTTAGCTGCAGCGTCTGCCATCATCATTTTAGTTTCCTGTTTTTTCTTATAAACGTGCGAACCTGCGGAAACGGCTAATTTAATTGCCGATAACCACATGTTAGTACCAAGTTACAGTTTGTTTTCTAGCTGCGCCACTTCCTTTGGCTTCGTTAGTGTCACCTGTAGGAATTCTTTGACTAGAACCTCTGATACTAGTTTTAGCTCTCGGATCTTTAATAAGATTTTGAGGAGCTACAACAACAGGTTGTCCGCCTGTTGGTGATTTAGTAACAACTGTTCCTTTTCTTCCAACTTGTGATTTGTTTTTTAATATCTTCATATTTTTTTCTCCTATTTTTAACTTATATTAACTTCTTGGTCCTTTCAAGCGATTAACATCATACATCTTAGTTATATCTGCATTTTGTTTAGCTTTATTAGACATTTCTTGTTTTGTTAGCGAAGTTTTAGCTCTTAAGATAGCTAAATCTTCGTTTTGTTCTAATTTATCTTCTGTTAAATTTTTTGCTTGAAGCATTTTAGATTTATCTAAATTTATTCTCTCATCTAATTCTTTTTCCCTACGTTCATTGTCTCTTGCTTTAAGATCAACTTCTCTTTGTTTTAATTTTAATAATGGGTCATGATCAAATTGAGATGTAATTTCTCTTTCTTCCCTCATGAACTCTTCAGTCATTTCTGCAATCAATACTGCTTTTCTAGCTTCTATTAATTGAGTTATTTGTTGAAGTTGCATCTTAGCTTGTGGGTTTTGTGCTGCAGCTTCTTGAAGTTGAGGAAGCATCATAAATTCTTTTTGAAATTCTAGTTGAACTTGTTCTTGAGACATTAAACTAATGTGTTCTAAAATATTTTTTTCTAATCCAGCCATAACGCTTGGTTGGTTTCTTACAAAATTAGTTGCCATAAAATTTAAATGTGCCGTAACATGAGCTCTGTGATCTTGACCAGGGAAAGCTTGAAAAGGTTTTCCGCCTAATGCATCAATATGTTCTAACGCTGGATCCTTTGGTTGACTAGGAGCCGGTGGAGGTAAAATTCTATCAATATCTTTTATTCCAATAGCAGAATACATATTCCTGTAAGCCATATACATGTTGTGCATTTGTGGTGCAGCTTGTGCTAATTGTAATTGAGTTTGAGCTAATGAAACTCTTTGAGACATCGAAAATATATTTGGATCTGCAACTGGTAAGATATCAATTCTATCATCAAAATCTGATTGCTTAACATTTCTTGCAGCACCTGGAACATCGTAAGGATATTCAGGTGGTAAGTAAGTTGAAAAAACTTTTGCTAATAATTTAAATTCTTTTTTTAAAGATACATATAATCTTTTGTGTATCGCAGACATTACTCTTGAACCTCGTTCTAAAAGAGCTACTGTTGTTCCAACAGCTGCTTGTTGGTTTCCATCCCCAACTTGCATATCAGCAATTGAAGCAAATCTTTGTCCTGCTTGAACTACTATACCCATTAATTGTAATAATGTTTGTGATGGTTCTTTGTAAGGTAAAAATACAAAGGCATCTTTTAAATTTCCACCTGGAGTATCTACATCTTTAAATTCTCCTGGTTGAATAGCCTGAGCATCATCTTTAACTCTAACACCTCTTTGTTTAAATCCTGCTGGTAAATTAGAAAGTGTACCTGCGTCTAATAATTGACGGAGAGCTGCTGTTGCGGTTCTGCTCAATCCGCCAATCATATGAATGAGCCCAAAACCGTAAAAACCTAGTCCTGGCAGAAATTTGAAGTGGACAAAGTAATTTACTTTTGTTTTCTTTGGATCATTGGGCGCAAAGTTTCTTCTTATAGAAAGAACTTCATTTGTACCTTCTTCAATTGTAACAATGTAAGGTAATTTTATACCAGTGGGTTCTCCATCTTCACCCATATCTTCAAAACCTTCTAGGTCTAAATTAATATGACATTCTAATAATGTATAAGGTGCATCAACTCTAGTTGATTTAGTAACTCCTTCGAGTTCACGTTCTTTTTCTTCTAATTGATTGTCTACTGTGTTTTGTGGTTTAGATAATTCTATGTCTCTGTAAAATCCAGCAACTTGTTGTTTACGTAATTCATTCTCAGCCATTTTAATTACATGTACAACAGCTTCAGCATCATCAAGTGATGTGGCTGTATAAGGTACAACTAAATCATCAGCAGGAACAAATTTAGAAACTGCTCTGCCTAAGATTTCATCGTAATAAACTTTTTTAAATGTAGAACCTGCAAGAGGTAAATAAAATAACATCTGATCAAACTCTGGTTCATATTCTTTCATCTGATCCATGATCTGATAATTCATAAAGTCTTTAACTCTTTGAGATTGTAATTCTTTTTGTGGATTGCTTGCTCCCATAATCTGAGTTCTTACAGGACCATCTGCTGGTAATAATTCTTTATAAGCTAAAGCTTGAAATTGTGTAACCGCTTCTGCAAGGACAGGATGCGTTGCACCACTTGCTCCTTGGAAAGGTTCTGTTCTATTATTGTATTTAAAACCTAGTAAGTCTAAACCAGTAATGTAAGTTTTTTCCCAATCGTTTCTAGAAAATTTATAATCTTTGTAATTAGCACTTAAATCTGATCCGATAGGATCTAAGATATCATCAGGAAGTAAATCAGCTAAATTATCAAAATGCTCTTCTGTTCCCGGTAACTTAACAGCACCAGGTTCAAAGTCTAATGTAACTCCACCATCTTCTTCTTCGGTGACTTCTATTGGACCTTGTTCTTTGATCTCCTCAACATTAATATCAACTTGCTCTTCAGGAGCAAGTATACCTTCTCTGTTGTTAGGAAGAGACTTGTCTATATTATCTGCCATTTAATTTCTCCGTACTCTTCTTATCTTTTTTTACTACTTTACGCAACCCTTGTGGATTAGGTCCTTTAAGAGGAGGAATCTGACTCCACTTAACATGTTTCATGTTTTTAACTAAAGTTGGGTTTTTCATTTTTTTAATAGTCCTGCTATACCACCAGATGCTGCAGAAAACTCTTCAATACCTACTTCAGGAAGAGTAAACATAGGTTCATCTGTTAAAGGATTGTTAAATGTTTTTGATTTACCTTCTGCTGGTATATTTGACATCATTTTATTGTAATAACTTTTAGGTGCTTTTCCCATTACTGTATCCACTGTTGGTTCAAACACACTTGAATTTTTTCTAGCTTCTACAAGATCTTTTCTTGCGTTGTACCCTGCTATTGCTGTTTCTAACGGTGCAGTTGCAAGCACAGAACCTTTAGCTATTTTTGGTAAAACTTTAGAAGCAAGTTCTGGACTCATACCTGCTCGTAATATTTGACTTCCTAAACCTGTTTTAGAAGAATTGTATAAACCCGCGCTTTTAGTAGCTATGTCAGCAAACATACCGGGGAGAGTAATATCTATTGGAGCTACATTAGTTTTCTTACCCTGTGCTATATCTGCAGCTAATTTACTTACGCTATACCCTGTAAAAGCTCCACCTGTTATTGGGACATCTAAATAGTTAAGACCTTTGCCTAAAAGGTTAAATCCTTTACCTAATTTAGAAGAACTGGTTTCTAAAAAATTTAATTGTTTTTGGTAAGCAGCTTCTGCACTTATTTTTTTTAAAGAATCATCTCCAAAGTATAATCCTTCACCTTCTATTTTAGTATTTATATTATTTTCTGTTAACCAATTTTTTATATTTTTAATTTTAGGATCTTTAATTTTACCATCTTCTTTTTTATAGTTTTTATTTAACCACATAGTCATTGGAGCTAATACGCTTGAGTTAGTCTTTTTTGTAACAAAAGATTTATTAACGTTGTACTCTATATTTTTGCTGCCAGTCTGTACTTGAGTTTTATGGTCTTCACTATATAAACCATTCTTTACAAGTTTTTTAATTTCATCATCTGATATTTTTACTTTTTTTACTTCCCCATCTTTAAATACAGATTCTAATTGATTCATTAGATTATTTTTTTGTCTAATAGTTTTAACAAGTTTTTTTGGGTCTTTTGCAAGAAGATCACTGTACATTTTATTATAATTTGAAATTAGTGTTTCTAAGTTTTTCTGAATTGGTTTTACCGTTGGACCAGCATCGGCTTTGCCTTCTTTTATATTTTTTTTTCTTTTGTCTGAGGTGTCACTTCCTTTAGCTCTTCCTAACAAACCATCAGCTTCTAATTCTTTTCGAATAATAGATGAAAATTCTTTAGCCATGGAAGGTGTTATTCCAAAATCTGCGAATACCTCTGCAAAAGGTCTTAAGGGTTCATACCTTCTAATAAATTTACCGTTTTCTTTTCTATAAAGATTATTTATATGAGCTTCTTTGAGACCTGGGTTTTCAGCAAAAGTTCTTTTTGCGTTTTCTATTAAATTAATTTTATCTTTTGAAGTTTTGTCTCGACGAGATTCTGTTGTTAAATTTTTATAATATCTTTGTTTAGTTAATAAATTTTTATTGTACTGCTCGAGAGTTTTAACTTTTTTACCATTTTCAAACCCAACTCTGCCACCATCTAAGTATTGTTTAGTATTATAAACTCTAGCGTCTGGAGCCATGTAGTCATGACCAATTGATTTTAATAAATTTCTAAAATAAGGACTCATCATTCTCCTAGTAGTTTAGCTAATCCGCCTTTAGCAAAGTCTTCTGGATCTACAAGATCTGTCGGATCCATATCTTTGTAAGGATCGTTTACATCAGCTCTGTAACTAAATTCCTTAGATGAACCTGAGCCAGCTAAATTTTTGCCTTCCTCAACTTCCATTTTATAGCCTGCTTCATCTATTCTTCTTTGACCTGTCGTATATTTAGTTTTTCCTGTGCCCTTAGCAAATCCTTCTAATTTTGTAGAACTGCCTCCTAGTAATTCATCTACATTGTTAACAGTAACTCCGTCTATATCATAATCTTCGACGGAATCATATGGACTAACCATTCTATACTCAGTATCTGTTGCTACAAACTCTCCTTTAGTTTTAACAGATTTACCTGTGGCTTCATCTAGAAGCTCAACTCCTGGTGGTTCATACTGTATAAAATAATCTTCGTTGTAATCGTTTTTACCTTCTACACTAATCGTACCATCACTTTTTTTTATCATTTTAACATCAGGTAATTCTTTAGTTGTATACTCCATAAGATCTTGATCTATTTTTTTACCAATACCTCTAACCATCATTTTATCTACAAGGTCCGGGAACCATGCTGGCATAGTTGTTGTAGTA